TCAAATAGCGAGCTTCAATGGGACCGCTAGGGGAAAGCAGACCCTAGCGGTCACTAAAGGGATGCATATAATGCAAGACACGACTAGAGACGCGCTAACGGCTACTGCTGCTATGCTTCGGCGGACGGCTGGCGAGCTTGAAAGGTACGTGTACTACTGGACTGGCGCGCCCGGTAAGGCGCAAACCGGGGAGACCGACGCGCACGACAAGGACGATGTGTTACGGCATACGGTCGCCGCTAGCACATTGCGGGCATCGGCAGATATCGTAGCCGCCACCCAAATCGACCTGGTGCTGGCCAAGGGTTATCCGGCGTCACCTATTGCGGGTGGTGGTTGCCCGAAAAAAGCAGAAGGTTATGGAGCGGGCGGAATACTACATAGCCTAGCCACTATGTACTTGGCCTACGTTGAATATTGGGATGACTTCATGACTAGCGAGACGATAGCGGGAGACGGTCCGTTAGGCGGTTGGTTTGCTACCATGGCGAGCGCCCGCATGTATGCGCACACGTTGCGCGCCGCTATCGCGATACTGGCCGTGTGCGGCATCCCCAAGTATGACGGTGACTCTCCGCTCCACGCCCTAACTCGGGTGTGGAGTGAGAGACTCTTCCCGACAGAGTAGGCGGACCTAGCCGCTAGCGGACCGCCAACGCTAGCGGCTTTTCTTTGTCGCGATACATCGACAAGTATACACATGTAGTTACGTCTATATATAGTGTGCCGATGCGTTAGCGCGCCGGTGCGTTAGGTGCCGATAGGCGGTTTCCCGTCGCGCTGCTGGTATCCTCCCCCCGACGAACTTTCCACGGTCCCAGTTTCATAGATCACACCACCACCGCCCATTGTCTAGCATCACTCATCAATCATCGCCACCCCACTTCACAATTATCTTTTTGACCCCAGGCCTTCGCACCACCCTGGGCAAACTACACTTTAGTGGATACTTCCAACGCGCACCACCTTCCTTACAGGCACACACTAACATGCTTAGTCCAGACCAACGCGACACCTTCCTTGAACACCTTGGGCAACGTGGCACCATTGGTGGTGCTTGCACTCAAATGAACATTGCCCCGAATTCAATTGAAGAGCTTCGACAGGCTGATCCTGAATTTGACAATGCAGTCAAAAACGCGATGGACATCTACCGAGGAATCATTGAAAATGAAATCCATCGGCGGGGAATCACTGGGTGGGAAGAGAAGGTCTTTCAGGGTGGGATATTGGTGGGCAAGAAACGGAAATTCAGCGACAGGATGTTGGAGATTCACGCCAAGCGCCACATCCCCGAGTATCGTGAAACGGTCTCAATTGATGCCGATGTGAAGACAGGCGTGGTGGTCCTGGGCGGAACCGTTGAAAGCCAGGAGGAGTGGATGAAGAAGTTTGGTGCTGGTGGGTCTTCGCTACCAGCCCCCAATCCAGAGGACACAGACGACCTGGGCACACAGCTGGGCGATAACGTCTACACTGGCAAGAGTTCAGCCGATCGGCCCGAGTAATGTTCCACAAGACACCACCTGTTTTCCGGTTTCCTGGCATCACGCCCATTGAATGGCGTGAAGACCGTAATGGGCAATTGGCTGCATATTTTGGCAGTACACGAACATCGTGGCACCCATTGCCGGGGAGCCAAGCAGCCTTTTTGTCCTGTCCGCTTCACGAAGTGCTTTATGAGGGCACGCGTGGCCCGGGGAAGACTGATTGTCTGTTGATGGATTTTCTTCAGCATGTTGGTAAAGATACACGCACGAAGAAACAAATTCAGGAAGGTGTGCCCAAGATGTGTGGGTGGGGAAGCGAATGGAAGGGCATCCTTTTTAGGCAGTCGTTTCCGCAATTGACTGACGTGATCTTGAAATCCATGAAGCTGATCCGCAACATTTGGCCAACAGCCAAGTTCAATAAGTCTACATCCACTTGGCGATGGGAGACTGGTGAGCTTTTGAAGTTCAGTTGGATTGAGCGACCAGAGGATTACTGGAACTACCATGGCCACTCCTACACATGGATTGGTTTCGAAGAGCTCACCACCTGGGCATCCCCAGATTGCTACACTATGATGATGTCTTGCCACAGATCAACGTGCCATGGAATTCCACTAAAGTATCGCGCGACCACCAACCCATACGGTCCTGGGCATAACTGGGTAAAGGCGAGGTTCGGGCTCCCGCACCAGGATGGGCAAATGATGACTAAAGTAATTGATGGGAATCGGGTGGCCATTCATGGGGTGCTAGACGAGAATTTTGTTTTGATGTATGCCGATCCCCAGTATAAGCAGCGTTTGCGTGACGGTGCAAGAAATGAAGCTGAATTGCGTGCATGGTTGTTTGGAGACTGGGACATCATTGCTGGCGGCATGCTCGATGATCTGTGGGAACCGAAAGTACATGTTGTTGATAATTTTGAGATCCCGCAAGGGTGGGTTATTACCCGATCTTTTGACTGGGGATCCAGTCGACCTTTTAGTGTGGGATGGTGGGGTGAGAGTAATGGCACACCATATATGAAGATCCTTGAGGATGGTAGTAAGCTTCCAATGCCCACTATGAAGGGTGATCTATACCGATTTGCTGAGTGGTATGGTTGGACAGGTCAGCCTAATGAAGGGCTGCGAATGACTGCCAAGGAAATCGCGTATGGCATCTTAGAGCGAGAGATCGAAATGGGCTTTCACTCGAGAGTGAGACCTGGGCCAGCGGACTCTTCGATATTTACAGAGGAAGATGGGAAGAGCATTGCTGGTGAAATGAAAGATGACATTACTTTCAACGGCATAAAGATGAAGGGCATTCAGTGGCTATACGCCAACAAGCGCCCAGGTAGTCGTAAGCAGGGATGGGAAGTGTTGCGTGAGCGTCTGCGTTGTGCTAAAGAAGGCAGCAGGGATGGACCTGGGATATATTTTTGTAGAAGCTGTACTCAGGCTATTCGCACTCTGCCGGTTCTCCCAAGGGATGAAAGGGATTTGGACGATGTTGATACTAAGGCAGAAGACCATATTGGTGATGAGGTTCGGTATCGGGTTCTTCACGCAAGAGCAGTAGCCACCTCAGGCAAGACGGTTGGAATGCAGTAAATGTCACTACCAAAGCATCCACAATATGAAGCAAACCTCGCAGTCTGGGAAAAGATGCGAGATTGTTATGATGGCGAGGATGCGATCAAGGTAAAGGGTGTTGATTATCTTTCGCCTACAGCAGGCATGGAATTGGATGGTGCGTTGACGTCCACCACTTCTCAAGGGTACAAAACATATGTCCGCTATAAGGAGCGGGCTGTTTTTCATGAACTGGTGTCTGGCGCTGTAGAGCTAATGCTTGGATTGCTCCACTTTCGTGAGCCTCTTATCAATCTTCCAACCGAACTAGAACCTTTGCGTCAGAACTGCACCAAATATGGTGAGTCTCTCAAAAACTATCTTCGCCGTATTAACGAGGCCCAACTTGTTACTGGGCGAATTGGTTCGTTGGTGGACATTCGAGAGACTTCTGTTGGGGACATGCCATACTTTGTCACGTATTCGGCCGAAGCCTGCATTAACTGGTCAGAGGGTGATGCGGAAATTGAGCTGGAAGACCCTGATTTATCTCTTGTGGCGCTGGACGAAACGCACCAAAAGATGATCATGGAGACTTTGAGTCGTGAAACTGTTGAGCAGTATCGAGTTTTGGAAGTGCTTGACGGTATTTATCAAACAGCAACTGGCACTAATTGGCCGATGACTATGTGGGAAGCGCCTAGTTTGCAAGGACGGAGCCTCTCATACATTCCTTTTGTATTTGTCAATTCTCGAGATACTTTGCCGGACATTGATGTTCCGCCTCTTCGCTCCTTGGCGAATACTGCTGTCTCAATGTACCGTAGTGAGGCTGATTATCGCCAAAGCCTTCATATGCAGGGGCAAGACACGCTAGTTATCAAAGGTGGCGATGACCAGAAAACCTATCGAATCGGCTCGGGCGCAAGTATTCTTACACCTGTAGATGGTGATGCTAAGTTCATTGGCGTAACGTCGACGGGTCTGCCGGAGCAGCGGACTGCGCTCTTGAATGACATGGCGAAGGGTAAGGAACTATCGTCTCGTCTTGTTTCGTCTGGCTTCTCACATGCAGAAAGTGGTGAAGCACTTAGAATTCGCGTCGGCTCCCAGACCGCCACCTTGGGCAGTATTGCAAGTGCCTCTGCTCGTGCGCTCGAATTCCAATTAAAGGCAGCTGCTGAATTTTTGGGTACAACTGGAGAAGGTATCTCTGTTGTTCCTAATATGAACTTCATTGATGGTACTTTGACTGGTAACGAATTGGTCAAGTTGCTTGAAGCCAAGAATCTTGGTGCTCCTATCAGTCTTGAAACGTTGCATGTGCTGATGAAGCGAAACAATCTTACAAACTTTGAACTTGATCAAGAACTCAAAAAGATAGCAAGTGAAGCTAGCCTCATCAAAGAGGACGAAGAGCCAAATGACTCTAACGCCAGCTGACTTAGCTTCCATTTCTGCAATTTTCACAGTAATCTCTGGCGGTACATTTTTTGTAGTGCGCCTGATGATTGATAAAGCAATTCTGAATTGTCAACTTCGCCACCAAATGCATGAATTTGGTGGGAAAAATGTGAGACCTGACAATGGCGATTGAAGAAAGAACCATAGTAGTTGATTGCTCAGCTGCCACGCTTACTTGGGACAGTTCACCGCT